CGAAGCAATCCCTCCCCGACAATCGGACATATAGACCAAACCAGTCCATTTCGGACACGAAGAAACCCAGATCAAAACTAATGGCAACCAAGGCAAAACGATCGCTACGAGGGGCAACGCAACCGAGGCTTCACAGCCCATATATAAAGGGCAAATCTTTAGTTCAGGATGTAATTGATTTATGTGAAATAGTCCAAACCCCTTTATTGCCTTGGCAAAAGTTTATTCTTACGGATATGTTGCGAGTTGATAAAAAAGGAAATTTCCAGCGTAAGACTCTGTTGCTGCTCATAGCCCGTCAAAGCGGAAAGACGTTTTTGGCACGTATGCTCATATTGGCTCATCTAGTTAAGTGGCCTAGTCGCAACATTCTTATTATGTCCTCAAATAGAGCGATGGCCTTAGATACCTTTAGGCAAGTTGCTTATATGCTGGAAAGCAATGACCATCTCAAGGGAATGGTTAAACAGATTAGATATGCAAATGGAACCGAGTCTATTGAGATGATTGATGGAACTCGCTTGGATGTTGTAGCGGCTACGCGTGACGGATCGCGCGGCAGATCGTGCGACTTTTTATATATTGATGAATTACGCGAAATCACAGAGGAAGGCTATCGCGCGGCAATTCCAACTACACGCGCGCGCCCTAACGCCATGACTCTGCTGACGTCAAATGCGGGTGATGCGTTCTCAACAGTTTTGAACGATATGAGAAGTAGGGCGCTTGAAAATCCTCCTAAAACTTTTGGGTATTACGAATACTCTGCTCCAGCCCATTGCAAGATTACAGATCGCAATGCGTGGGCTATGGCTAATCCTGCACTAGGCTACACAGTTTCAGAGGAAGCCCTTGAGGAAGCGGTAGCAACCTCGCCGATTGAAAATACGCGTACAGAACTCTTATGCCAATGGATTTCCTCGCTTCAATCACCGTTTCCACCAAATTCAATTGAAGATTGTTCAGATTCAACACTTCAAATGTCAGAGGGCGCATATACAGTATTTGCCTTTGACAAATCTCCTAGTTCTAGAGATTGCTCACTCGTTGCTGGTCAAATTCTTCCTGATGGCAGAATTGGTATCGGAATCCTTGAAACATGGGAATCTCTAGTTTCAATTGATGAATTACAGGTTGCGGCAGCAATTAAGGCGTGGGCTGACATTTATCGGCCAAGACAAATTTGCTATGACAAATATGCCACTCAGACAATTGCAGAACGTTTAATCAACGCTGGCCAGATATGCGTTGATATATCAGGCGCGCAATTTTACCAAGCGTGTTCAGACTTGCTTGATGCAACGGTGAACCGCAGATGGGTTCACAACGGCCAAGATATTCTCATAAGCCAATTCGCCAACGTAGCTGCAAAAAATAATGACTCATCTTGGCGTATCGTAAAAAGGCAATCAGCGGGAAGCGTGGCAGCGCCGATTGCAATTGCAATGACAATTTCAACTTTGATGAAACCACAACAGGTTGCGGCAATATACGCATAATGTCCTATATGTAGTGTATAATTGCAGCCTATGGGTATCTTTGATCGTAAGTCAAAAATAATTGAAGCTCAAAACGCTCCGCAAATTATGGGCGATGCCTTTTATGGCGCCAATTACTATTTTCCAACAGCGGTTAGCCGACATGAGGCCCTTTCCGTACCAAGCATCAAACGCTGCCGCGATTTAATTGCGGGAACAATTGCCAGCATCCCGCTTGAGTATTACAAAAAATCAACAGGCGAAATGATTAGCGCACCTCGTTGGGTTGAACAGCCATCTATTTCGCAACCACGTTTTGAGACTCTATATTATACGTTGGACAGTCTCCTATTTTATGGTCAGGCTTTCTGGGTCATAACCGAAACGTATCAGGAAGATAACAGAATGGCCCGCGCCCAATGGGTTGCAAATACTCGCGTTACATTCACAACTGATCCCTATTCTCAATTCATAACTCAATACTACATTGATGGAATAGCTGTTCCAATGTCAGGTGTTGGTTCTTTAATTACTTTTCAAAAAGATGAAGGCATTTTATCTATTGGCGCTCGTACAATTCAAAGCGCGTTAAATGTTCAGAAAGCCGCCGCGATTGCTGCTGAAACTCCGATGGCCACGGGATATCTTTCCAATTCTGGAGCAGACCTTCCTCCATCTGAAGTTCAAGGATTATTAGCAGCTTGGAAGGCCAGCCGTCAAAATCGTAGTACGGCTTATCTCACTTCCACTTTATCGTATAACACAGTTGGATTTTCACCTAAAGACATGATGTACAACGAGGCAATTCAGAACCTTGCTACTGAATGTGCAAGATTGTGTTCTGTTGATCCTTACTATGTTTCCGCCGCACAAAATAGCAGCATGGTTTATAGCAACGTAATTGACGAAAGAAAACAAATGGTTGCTTTAACTTTACAATCTTACGTTTCTTGCGTTGAGTCTAGACTAAGCATGGATGACGTTTCCACTTCAGGCCATTATGTAAAATTCTGTTTAGATGACACATTCTTAAGAACTGAACCAATGGATCGCTTGCTTGTTCTTGAGAAAATGCTTTCGCTTGGTTTAATTACAACTGAACAAGCAATGGAAATGGAAGATTTATCTCCTAACGGAAATGGTAGCTAATGGAAACTCTATTTATTGAAGCATCACAGATTGAGTGCAATGAAGATCGCCGCGAAATCTCTGGCCTTATTGTGCCAATGGGAACAGGCGAAATCGGTTACACAAATATGGGCGGCGCAACTTTTGCCGCTGGATCAATTGATATTACTGAACCATCTAAGATTAAATTGTTATCGCAACACGATATGAAAAAACCTGTTGGGCGTATGGTTTCGGCTGAATACAAAGATGGCGTTGGAATTTTTGCAACGTTCAAGTTAAGTCGCAGCCAAGCGGGTTCAGATGCAATGATCATGGCCAGCGAAGGTTTGGTTTCAGGTTTGAGTATCGGGGCTGAAGTATTGGCATCTAAGCCATCACGCGATGGCCATATCGTTATTTCAAGTGCCAGAATAAAGGAAGTTTCTCTAGTAACTGAACCCGCTTTCAAATCGGCTCAAGTTTTAGAGATCGCAGCGGAGGAAGTAGAAACCCCTGCTGAACCAATCACACCAACAGAAAGCGAGGCGGTCGTGGAAAATACTCCAGACACCGTAGCAGCACCAGAAGTTGAGGCAACGGCTGTTGAAGCCGCTCGCCCAACTGTTCAGGCGATGGCTTATACAAAGCCACGTATTAACGTAACAAATGAGTCATTCCTTGAGAACACAGTTCGTGCATCTCTCGGTGATGATGTTGCACGTCAATGGATTGCAGCAGCATCAGACACAACAACAACTGAAGTTGCTGGCTTAGTTCCAACACGCCAACTAACTGAAATCATTAACGGAAAATCAACTGCAACACGTGCTGCAATTGATGCAATTTCAACAGGTACACTTCCTGATGCTGGAATGAAGTTCCAAATTCCTCGCGTTAAAACTGCACCAACCGTTGCAGTTGTAGCAGAAAAGGGTGCGTTCTCTGATACCCAAGTTGAAATTGAATATCTTGATGTGGATGTTAAGAAATTTGCGGGGATGCAATTATTTGATGTTGAGGTCCTTGACAGAACTTCACCTGCGTTCTTCTCAGAATTGCAAAGCCTTATGGCTGACGCTTATGCTAAGAAAACAGATGAGTATGTTTTAGATGCACTTGCAACAGGTGGAACACAGGACACAACTGTTACAACACTTCCTTGGGATGGAGATGAACTTTCATCATTCATCGCACGTGGAGCAGCATCTATTTATTCAAACACATTCAAGTTCGCAACAGGTGTAATTGTTTCACCTACACAATGGGGAAATATCATTGCATTGAATGACACATCAAAGCGCCCAATTCTATCGGCCGCTTCACCAATGAACGCTATGGGTGCAGTTGGTACTGCATCACTCCGCGGAGTTTTGCTTGGCCTTGATTTATATGTTGATTACGCACTTACAGGTGCAGGTGACAACTCAGTCATGATGGTTAATCGCGATTCATACACATGGTACGAGTCCCCTAGACTTCAACTTCGTGCTGACAAAGTTGGTACTGGAAAAGTGGAAGTGGGCTATTACGGTTATGGCGCAGTTGCTACAAAGATTGGTGCTGGAGCGTTCCGCTTCAACGCATAATTTAGCAACACTTTAAGTCGCTGGAGGGGTGCCGCCCTTACACCCCTCCAGCCTTTAGAAAGGAGATCAAATTGTCAATAACTACCGTCGCGGCTCTTAGAGCAGCACTTGGCGTTGGGACTTTATATCCAGACGCTACGTTGCAATCTGTATGCGATGCTAGCGATAACGTGTTGATCCCTTTTCTATGGAAGAACGAAAAGTATATTATTGCTCATGGAAATATTGGAACTGTTGGATCACTTTATTTTGATGAATATATTGGCGATGTATTTTATGTGGGGCAATCGGTTGTAATCAGCAATGCGGGAACCAAATATAATGGCACAAAGACCATCACCGCCGTTGCTGATTATTCTTTTAGTGTAACTACAACTCATACCACCGATACACCTATTCATACCGTTGCACCTTATGGAACAGCAGCAGCAGAGTCGTACATTGATTACACAACAATTCCTTCAATTGCTCAAGCATCTTTAATGATTGCAGAAACAATTTGGCAAGCAAGACAGGCGCCGTCGGGCCAAGGGATGACAGTTGATGGTTTTAGTCCAAGTCCTTTTACAATGTCTTCAACACTCGTAGCACGTGTCAGAGGCCTCATAGCCCCATATCTAGCGCCCACTTCTCAAGTAGGGTAGCCATGACAGCGGCCATCACAACACTTCGCGCAACCATTGCAGCGGCTATCGTAGATAACACAAAATATAGCGTGTTTAGTTTTCCACCTGCAACGCCAATTGCAAATTCGGTTGTGGTCAGTCCTAGCGATCCTTACATTTCCCCTAATAACAATTCACAGATAACCATTTCACCTCTGGCATCCTTTGAAATAAATATTTTTGTTCCCTTGCTGGATAATGAAGGCAACCTCAACGGAATTGAGGAAATGGTGGTTGCAGTTTTTGGCAAGCTCGCCGCTTCCTCTATCGTCTATAATATCGGCAATGTAAGCGCGCCAAGCGTTCTCAATGCTGCAACAGGCGATCTTTTACAATGTACAATGCAGTTATCATGTCTAACGAGTTGGAGTTAAAATGACTGACCACACAGCGGAAGATTTGGCCTTCTTAATCAAGATTGGTCAGATCAAAGAAACACCATCACCAAAAACAGCAACCAAGAAAGATGAGGAATAATCATGGCCCAAGGCCTAGTAAATAAAGTCGGGTTCAAGGTAGGCGCTACTGATCCTGCCTCAATTGATCTGAGTGCGTACGTAACAAATTTTACATTAACAAGATCAGTAGATCAGCTTGAAGTTACAGCAATGGGTGATACAGGTCACAGATTTGTTGCTGGCCTCCAGAATAACAGCATTACCGTTGATCTAATCAATGATGATGCAGCTTCAGCGGTTCTTCAGTCAATGAATACACTTTTTGCAACTAACGCTTACTTTAAGTGCGCGTTGGATAAGACTGCAATAGGTTCAGCGGCTAACCCATTCTATTCAGGTTTAATCTTGGTAGATACAATCACACCTATTAACGGTGCGGTTTCAGACCTTGGAACTCAGAGCCTCACCTTTCAGGTATCGGGCGCTATCACAGTTGCAACAACTGGCAGTTTCTAAATCAACTAACTAAGGGGCAAAATCATGGCACAACTAAAGATCGTGTTTGAAGATGATAGAGAACTAAGCGGTGAAATAACACCCTTGATGGAATATCTATTTGAGCAGCACTATAAGATCGGATTCCATAAAGCATTTCGCGAACAGGAAATGCAAACAATGGTTTATTTTTTGGCTCATGAAATAGCTAAGCGGAGCGGTGAAGCCGTTGATGCTAGGTTGGATACCTTTATCTCAACGCTGAAAAGCGTTTCGGTATTGGACTCCGACCCTTTGCAATAAGGCGCGATCTTCCATTCACCTATCTAATTGCTCGCTTGAGCGTTAGATTGGGGATTGCGCCGCAAGGATTATTAGAACTAGATCAGACAATGCTCCAAGCATTGTTACAGGCTCTTAAAGATGAAGCTAAGGAGATAAACGATGCCAACGGAAGTAAAAGGCGTCATTGAACTCCGCAAGGCCCTTCGCGCTTATGCACCTGATCTAGAAAAGGAAATGCGTCGCGAGATTTACGCCATCATTAAGCCTGTTGTAAGTCAGGCTAAAGGGTACGTTCAATCTGAAATTGTTGGACTTCGAACAGGCTGGATACGCGCTAGTAGAGGCACAAAGATAACAAAATCAACTTCCGCATTTCGTAAGGGTGGTTTTCCTTTATATAACCCAACTGAAGTCAAAGCTGGAATTAAGTACAGCGATAAAATAACCAAATCAAACAGAGCAGGTTTTGTTAGCGTATTTCAGATTAAGAACTCATCTCGCGCGGGTGCTATTTATGAAATTGCTGGCCGCTTAAAAAACGGTGACGCGCAGGATTGGGTAGGCCCTAAAGGCCCTGCTGGTCATAAATATAGCCATTCCCAAAATCCCGATGCTGGCCAACACTTTATCAATGCAATTAGCAACTCAGGCAAGATGAAGGGCGATGGCCCACGACGCGGCCGCTTAATCTATCGCGCTTGGAATGAGAACCAAGGCCGCGCTAATGCCGCCGTATTTAAGGCTATTGAAAAGACAACTACACGTTTTAACGATCGTGCAAGCATTGTTGATCTAAAGAGGACTGCCGCATGAGTAATATTGTAATTGATATTATCACCCAGTTCACTGGGAAAAAAGCTTTTAAGGATGCCGATAACGCTGCCTCAAAATTATCGGGTAGCGTTAAAAAACTTGGTGCTGCAATTGGCGTTAGCCTTGGCGGCGCTGCAATACTCAATTTTGCTAAAGGTGCAGCCAAGGCATTTATTGAAGATGAAAAAGCCGCATCACGTTTAACTCAATCTGTTAAAAACTTAGGCCTAGCCTACGCAACAGATGACATAAAAAAATATGTGGATCAACTTACTTTAGCAACAGGCGTCTCAGATAGTGAATTAAGACCTGCTCTGCAATCATTGTTGCAAGTAACTGGCAGCGTAACTAAGTCTCAGGAATTATTATCAAATGCAATAAACATAGCGCGCGGTTCAGGTGAGTCACTTTCGACGGTGGCCAACGATTTATCACAGGCATACGTCGGGAACCTTAAAGGCCTTCGCAAATACAATCTAGGTTTAACTCAAGCTGAATTAAAAGCGGCAAGTTTTGCAGATGTTCAAGACAGGCTCAATTCATTATTTAGTGGATCATCTGCTGCCTACCTTAAAACTTATGCTGGCCAAATGGAATTGCTTTCCAACACAGCTAATGAAGCCAAGGAAGTTATTGGAAAAAGCCTAGTTGATTCCCTAGCTATGCTAAGTGGTAAAACAAGCGTTGAAGATTTAGCAAATCAAATGATGGATTTGGCAACCAACACCTCTGAAGCAATTACAGGTGTTGGCGTATTGTTAGATAAGTTAAATAGTTTTGGCGGCCTAAAACCTTCAGGCGGCGGCCTTGGTTTTCTAAAAACTTTATTAGTTGATCTAAATCCAGCTTTCGGGCCGTTAGCAGCCCTATATGAACAGTTAGTAAAAACTGGTAAATCTGCCACCGCTGCTAAAAATGCTTTTAACTTTAGTTCAGGCGGTGGCCTTGGTACTGGTAGTGTTAAATCAATTACAGATACTCAAGCTAAAAAGGCTGAAGATGCAGCCAAAAAGCGCGCTGCTGAACTTTTAGTTGTACAGAAAAAACAATTAAAAGCGACTAAAGATCAAACTATACTTAAAAAGGCTGGAAGTATATTCGATGTTGAACAGGCCTCAACTATTGCAGCCCTTCAGGGTAAAATATCTAAGGAAGATGAAACCCGCCTAAGACTTCAATTTGCCATACTTACAGGCAACGTCAGCGAAGCAACTAAGTTAGCTGGTCAAATTGCTGCTGCTCAAGGCTTGACAAAGGAATTAGTTGATTATTACTCAGGTATTCCAAATGCTAAAGATCCATTTACGGGCTGGATTAAGACTTTACTTGATGCTGAATCAATCGCCAAGCGTGTCGCAGGACAAAGCCAGATGCCAGCTTCAGGCGGCGCCGCGGCTGGTGGTTCAACCGCTGGCACTTTATTCCAATCAATAGTGGATCAAGGATTAGCTCAAGGCCAATCTCAAGCAACTATCAATTCTACATTGCGTTATACAGCAATGGGCCAACAGGTTATGGGTCAGACACCAAATGTAAATGTAGTAGTCACCCTTGATGGCAAGGAAATGACTGGAATTATTAGCAACGTTCAAACTAATAACTATCTTTCTGGCAAGATCATTGCCCTTGAAAGAACCCAAGGATCATTCGGGTAATGGCATTACCAGCACAAATAAGCGTTTCATTTGACTTTACTTCAGGCGCAACATTTGGATATCCATTTACTATTGGCGATACCAAATACGGCGTTCTAGGTACTGGAACACTTGCAGCAACCACAACTCCAGAACCAACTGTTGATTTAACTTCAGATGTTTATAGCATCAAGATCAATCGCGGTCGAAATATCATGCGTGATACTTATGAGGCTGGAACTGCAACAATTAGGGTTCTTGATCCTCTATCTTACTTTTCGCCCCAGAATTTAAGCTCGCCCTACTATGGTTTTTTGACTCCGCTGCGTAAGTTGCGCGTATCGGCTACCTATAATGGCGTTGGATATTTTCTTTTTTCAGGCTACACAATTTCCTATAACTACACTTATCCTCAAGGGCAAGAAACAGGTTATGTAGATATTGAATGTACTGATGCGTTTCGACTTATGCAACAGGCTGGTATTACAACCGTTGCTTCATCACCTTCTGGCCAATACACAGGCGAACGCATTGCCGCGATTTTGAATCAAGTTGCTTGGCCCTCATCCATGAGGTCGCTCAATACTGGAGACACGCTATGTCAAGCTGATCCAGCAACAAATCGTTCTTCCTTAGATGCTTTGAAAAATGCTGAATTTTCAGAACAAGGCGCTTTCTATATTCGGGCTGATGGAACAGCGGTATTTTTAAGCCGCACTAATGTGATTAAAAAGTATGGCGATACCCCGATTGAATTTAACCAATCTGGAGGAATACCTTACTCAAACTTGGTATTTGCCTTTGACGATAAACTAATTATAAATTCATCCTCAATGACTCGCGTTGGCGGTGCAGCTCAATTGGCTGAAAATACTGCCTCAATTGCTAAATACTTTCCTCATCAGAATAATGAGACAAACCTAGTCTGCCTAACCGACACAGACTCATTAAATATTGCCAAAATCTACGTAGCAACCCGCGCGGAAACTACAATTAGAATTGACGCAATGACTATTGACTTGCTGGATACTAATGTTCCAACGGCCACAATCCTTGGACTTGATTACTTCAGCAATCTCAAGATCACAAACGTACAACCTGATAATTCAACCATTGTTAAGACGTTGCAATGTCAGGGCCTTTCTTGGAATATTACGCCCAACTCCATGAAATGTACTGTGACCACGCTTGAAAGTTTAGTAGATGGATTCATAATAGGATCAAGTATTTCAGGTATAATCGGACAATCAATAATGGCTTACTAGGAGATATAAAATGGCAACAGGATTTCCAGCAGCGACAGGCGATGTGCTATCGGCAGCCGCTTTTAACGGTTTAGTGGCGTATAGCCTCAATGCTCAAACTGGTACTACTTACACCACAGTTCTAGCAGACTCTTATCAGATGTTAATTACTCAGTCTAACGCTTCAGCCAACGCAATAAAGATCCCAACTAATGCTTCCGTGGCACATCCTATTGGAACAGTCATTACCGTTCTTAATATCGGAGTCGGAGTCTGTACGGTATCAGCAGTTACTAGCGGCACAACAACAATTCTTTCAGCAGGTGCAACGGCAGCCGCTCCAACAATTTCACAATACAAGTCAGCAGCCTGTATCAAGACTGGCACAGATCAATGGTTTGTGGTCGGGGCAATAGGCTAATGATTTCAAATGTAATTTCAGCAATTTTTGCCGCGCCTCTACCTAGTTCATTCAGCGTGGACTATTTAGTATTAGCTGGCGGCGGTGGTGGTGGTGGTGGCGCTAAAGTCAACGGTACTGGCGGCGGCGGTGGTGGTGGTGGTGGTTATTTAGCCTCAACTCTAAGCGGATTAAGTCTTGCTACTAATTACACAGTAACAGTTGGCGGTGGCGGCGCAGGTGGAGTTGATCCAACTGGCATCGGTACAAATGGTTCGTCTTCTGTTTTTAGTTCTATAACTTCAACTGGCGGTGGCGGCGGTGCAGCCGAGTTAATTAGTAATAACGGCATCGCAGGTGGCTCTGGTGGCGGTGGAACTAACGGCGGTTCAGGTGGAAGCGCAACACCTTCAGGTCAAGGCTTTGCAGGTGGCTCTGCTACTGGCGCAGGTTACGGCGGCGGCGGTGGCGGTGCTAGCGCAGTTGGCAACAACGCCGCGTCATCAGGTGGCGCAGCAGGTGGCGCAGGTGCGGATTCTTCAATAACAGGAACAAGTGTTACACGCGGCGGCGGTGGCGGTGGCGGTGGTTACGTTGACTTTGGTGGTGGTGCAGGTGGCTCTGGCGGTGGCGGCGCAGGAATGAACAAAGACGGCGTAGGCGGTAGTGCAGGATCAGCAAATCTTGGTGGTGGTGGCGGTGGTTCAGATAACAACGGCGCAAAGCGTAATGGTTTTAGTGGTGGTTCAGGCGTAGTTATTCTTAAATATCCAGATACTCGCACAATTACTATCGGCGCAGGTTTGACTGGATCAACACCTGCACCTTCAGGCGGTTTTAAGGTAACGACAATTACCGCTGGTACTGGGAATGTGAGTTTTGCATAATGGCACATTACGCTTTTTTAGATCAAAACAATACTGTTACACAAGTTATTGTAGGAGTTGATGAAACAGAACTAATTGAAGGACAGGCACCAGAAAACTGGTACGCAGCTTTTCAGGGTCAACCATGCGTTCGCACTTCTTATAATGGCAAAATACGCGCTAATTATGCGGGTATTGGCTATACCTACGAGCCAATCTTAGATGTTTTTATTGCCCCTAAACCTCAATGCGGCCATAAAGAATTATTTCTTAATGATCTAAAACGATGGGAGTGTTCTAATGTCGAACACGAAGGCTAAGTTATGCAAAGCTGGGCAGCAACTTCGTGAACAGTTCGATGACTCCTTCCCAGATCGAGATCGTACTTCCGATGGCTGGATCGCCGATGCCCGTCACGTTGCAGCGGGTACTAGCGACCACATTGCAGATCCAATATCTGGGATTGTTAGAGCAATCGATGTGGATCGAGATGTTTCTGGTAAGCCGAAGCCCGACCTCATGCCCGACATTGCTGATCAGATTCGTACCTTGGCAA